GCAAACACAATAGCCACAGGTGATTCAGGTGGTAATCTTAGTTGGAGTACTTTGGCTAGTATTGGAATTACTTCTGGTACTTACACCCCAGCAACCACGAATGTCACCAATATTACTTCGTCAACTCCAAACAACTCAACTTACACGAGGGTAGGTAATAGAGTAACTGTATTCGGAACTGTAACGATTACAAATACCCTTGCCGTAGCTTCCCAGGTAGACATAGCTCTTCCGGTTGCATCTAACTTGTCGGCTGCAACTGATTTGAATGGAACCGGAACTATGGATAGCACAGCAAGCGTAAACCTGTATATAAATGGAGATTCAACCAATGACAGGGCAAGAATTTTCTTTACAAGCGCAGGAGTAGGACAAACAAGTACTATATATTTTACTTTTATGTACTCGGTACTTTAAATTATAGGTTAAGTCGTATTTGTATTTCTGAAATAAAAGTTTATATTTGCTTTGTCCAGACAATAAAGTATGTGACGTAAATTTTATAAAATGAAAACAGTAACAGTTAGTTCAAAGAATGGAATATCGGTCACTCCGAACGAGACAATTGCGATTAATCTTCGCAATATTGTGTATTATTATCAGAATTCGGCCGGTTATGCCGTAGTTCGATATGTGAATGAGGCTACATCTAATTGGGAGCCAGAGTCGCTTACGCTTACGGTTAATAAGGCAGCAGTTGATTCTTTGGTCGCTACCGATTCGGCAATTACCTTGCTTACCGTCAACGTATTTGACACTACTACCGGCGTAACCACTGCAACATCTTTTAATGAGAAATATCTTATTTCACTGAAAGATACCTACGTAAACATTTCAGGAACTAAAACCGCCGCAGTTGCATTTATTTTTGCTGACGGGCAGTTTAAGAACAAAACGAAATATATCAATAGCACGTTAGCAACTTTGGTTGCAAGTAATGCTGCTGACTTTTTGACATTTACAATTCCTGTGGTCGGAAGCACAAGCTCGATAAATGTTGCTGCAAAAACCGTATCGTTGACAGCCCCATTTGGCACAAGCACCACACAGGTCGCAACTTGGACGAGGAGCGGCACCGGCGGATCATCGTCTACCAATATCGGAGTTACCGCGCAGACAAGTGCTGCCACAAGTAACAGCTTTGCCACACCTGTTGTGTACGCATTAGTTGCAAGCGATGGCATCACAAGTAAAAACTGGACGGTCTCATTGACTGTAGCTGCCGAGTAATCTTATTTGATCTCATATTTAAAGGCATTCTTCGGGATGCCTTTTTATTTATATATGAGCGTAGATTTTGAAAATAGTTTTATATCTTGGTCGGGTAAATGAACGAGATTTACATGAAGATATTGAGTTAGTAATAACTCACGAAACCCATTGCCGGAGCTCGTTCCTCTGGTTGTGGGTTTTTAATTTAAAAAAAATGGATAAGCTAAAAATCAATGAAGAAAAAGGGGGTTTGGTTAATTATTATTGTTTTATATATGGACTAAAGTGCCCTATATCCGGCGAAATTAGGTATGTTGGGAAATCAATACATCCCCAAAAAAGATTTACTGACCATCGATATGAAGCAAATACGAACACGCGCAAATCAAGATGGTTGAACGAATTGATGAAATTAGACTTATACCCTGAATTGATCATTATCGAAAAGGTTCGCAGGCAGGAATGGCAGGAAAGGGAACGATACTGGATATCAGCTACGGAGAAAACTTAACCAATGGGACTAAGGGCGGAGATGGTAGTCCTGCCGGATGGAGGCATAAAAAGGAAGCGGTTGATAAAATTATTATTGCACTAAAACAAAGATCTAAAGAAAGTAGGCGGATTGCGGCAGCTAAAGCGTCAATAAAGTTAACCGGAGGTCACGCCACTGAAATTGCAAAAAAAAGACTAAGTGATTCTCATATTGAATTTTGGAAAAGTTTAAGTGACGAGGATAAAAAGTTGAGAATAGGCGGATTAAGGAGGGTTTGGACAGACGAAGATAAAAACAGGGCATCTGAAACGTGCACTGGGCTAAAACACGAATTGGCTACATCAAAATATAGGGGAGTTTCATGGTTTAAAAGAGATGGGCGATGGAGGGCGTGGTTACATTATAATGGTAAGCAATTGCATTTAGGATATTTCGATAATGAAATAGACGCTGCTCATGCATTTGACCAGCGTGTGCGTGAATTGCGCGGTGATTTTGCTCGGTTAAATTTCCCGGATAATAGTGTATGTGAAATATAAAATATATTTATTAGTTTTGACAAAACGATAATTTATGGCAGGAAACGGAAGATGTCTAATCCAAACAGGCGCTACTGATGATGACATTATTAGTGAGTTATGTAATTTGGACAGAGGGTTTAGTGATTTGGTTTCAGAAATTGATCCGCCACTTGGGATAACTATTCCTATGCTTGTGAGATATATGGTATTTGCGTATGATAAGAATTCGCATATAGCCATAGAATTTAAGTCTAGGTGGATTCAGAAAAAAAAGGAAAGTGCTATCAGAGCCGGATTTCCAACGATTAATGATGGGAATCTACTTAAATTTACTGTAGAGTCTGAGTCGATAATATTCAATAAGAATCCGCAATTTTCAGACTTGATAATGTTATACCTATTCATACAGTGGGATTCAGATTGGCTGATGCATTCGGTGTACAACGAAATGTATTATAATGTAATGAAAGATTTACAGAAATATAACTACGATAAGCCGTCAGACCTACAAAAAGCAAAACAAAATGCGGAAGATATACGTGAAGATATTGATAAGTTAAATTATAAAATATTTTCAGGAATGGAGGATCGAACGTTGGTTAATTTGCTCTACGAAGACTCATATAGAAAAAGTCTTGATCTTCGTCCCGAACAGTTGATAACTAAAAAAGAGCGCGGAGAACCTGTCGTTGATATTACCCCTTATGGATCAAATTATGAGATTCCTGTTTTAAAATTCATAGGCGACCAATGAGCGATGACTACTGCAAATATTCCCCACTTTATACCGATGCAGACCGGTCTTTTGTCGTAAACTTCAACTCCAAGAATTTACGACCAATTCGTATAAGTTTACCTGCACCACCAAAACTTTCACTAATTGACGGATTTGGGTTACATCCTGACGATCAAAAATTCAATAGATTCGAGATGCCAATAAAATTGATGGCACTTCAAAAGAAAATACTACGCGACTTTCAGGATTCAGTAAGGTCGGCTAATGGGGTAAACATATTACAGGCGTATTGGAATACACTTGAAGCTGACCGAAATAATTACGTAGATGAAATCAACTTTATTAAGCGATTCATTTACTTCATGAATTACGGGTATTGGTGTTATATTGACGGTAAGCCTACGTTCATTCCGGGTTGGTATTTTTCATATCTGAATATTCATCGAATGACAACCGAGAAGGGTTATCAATATCCTGAGTATCGTAAAAAGGGATTATACCGCTTCCTGTTTCGCCATTACATTTGGAATACTACCGAAACGTTTGCTGACTTGGATAAAGAAGGCATTGCTTATAAGGTTATGGACGAAAATGGCAAACTTGTTTACCGGATGGCAGATGTAGGAAAGAGAACATTCTTCGGAACTATTGAGCCTAAAGATAGGCGCGGAGGATTGACAAATGAATACTGCCATATCATAACCCGGATAATGACAAGTGAGCGTGGTGCCGATAAATTGGGCACTATCGTGAGCCTTGGAGGAGAAAACGCAGAAACACATTTTAGGAAGAAACTGATTCCCGCCTGGAATAGTTGGTATTTATTCCTTAAGCCAATTTGGAAGGGTGGAATGAATGTGGTCAAACAGTTAGAATTTACCGCTTCTATGCCCACAGACATCGAAACTCTTGATTGCATGATAAACTATACCGAATCAGCAGAAGACCTCGCTAATGACGGAAAAATGATACTTGCGGCAGGATACGACGAACAAGGTAAAGGAAAGAGAACCGGAAATGTACAAACACGTTGGCAGATCAACAAAGAAACAATGTCTCTTGGTGGCGGATCAAAGATTATCGGATTCTGCATGCACCCATCCACGGTAGAACAAATGAATGAGGGTGGGGCAGATTTTAAGGAGATGGCAGACAGTTCAAATTTTTACCAGAGAAAAGCTGACGGACAAACAACGTCTGGATTATCCCTTTGTTATATGCCAAGTTCGTTTTGTTTGGAAGGATTTATTGATGCATGGGGCAATCCTGTTTATGAGAAACCAACTCCAAGACAGATTCAGGCAGGTTTCGAAAGCAGAATTGGGAGCTCGGCTTATATTCGGAATAAACGCAAGGATTTAAACGTGCCCGATGATCCGAAGAAGATGAGTGACCTAAAGAGTTTTGTCCGTAAATTCCCCGAAGACTACGATGAGTGCTGGACAGGAGTATCGGGACAGTTGGGGCTTGATAACGACAAGCTCAGAGAAAAAATTATCGAACTTGAAAATAAATCTCAATCCAAGCGAGGTAATTTCTATTGGATTGACAAAGCGCACTATATTGTTGGGTTCAACGAATGTGCAGATGGTCGATGGGTGATTTCCTACGAGATGCCTTATGGAACAGCAAACAGGATGTCGTCAATGATGGATTACAGTGCGATTGAAGATGATGAGATACTTGTAAACCGACCTGCTGATCCTAAATTTATCGTAGGATTAGACCCTGCTCAATTTTCGAATAATGCAGAAGCAGTTCATATTAAGGGCGGTCATACTAAAAAATCTGACACCGGTATCTGTGTTTTACGCAAACGCGATAAGGAAATTGATAAGTCCGATAATCCCGCAGAATGGACAACAAGACAGATTGTGGCATTCTTTCGGGAAAGGCTATCTTCATCCATAGAAGCTGCAAACGAGGCTTTAATGGCAGCTATTTACTATGGAGGATTGATACATTGTGAGCGCAACAGATCAGAAGTATGGGAAAGATTGATCGAATGGAGAATGGGCGGATACCTGAATTATGACGTAGAAATATCTGCACAGGGAGACATGAGAAAGGCTGCAAAACCGGGAACTCACATGGGACCAGAAAATAAAAAGGATGGATTCGCATTATTAGGAAATTTTATTACATTTCACTCACGAATTCAGAAGGTCAAAGAGTGGATGAAAGAAGCTGATGAAATATCCTCAATGGAACAGCTTACCGGGTATGATGGACTTTCTGCTGTGATCGAGGCATTATTTGGGGATGAAAGCCCTTATGCTGAGATCATGTCGAAAGATTTCGGTGATTCAGATGAGGTATTTAGCTTAGGCGCAACTACTTATAACTATTGATCATGGCAGTTATTAAGACTAACGAGAAACTAAAAGTTCAAAAGGAAGCCCACTACAAAGAAGGGTCATTCGTCTATCCTGATCAAAATATCCCTGTCGATAAAAAGACAGAAGAGTACCATAAGATGTGGTGTGAGAAAATTTACAACCTTCACCTGAACGGGAGAACATGGATGACTACTGCTACCCGAAATACGATTGAAGAAAACCGCAGATGGTCAAATGGAACTCACGACACAAGATTTGCAGTTGATTTAATATTTGGCACAAGTAATGATCCTACTCCTGAGAGCGCCTTTGATGCAACAGGAAAGGATGTACGCGACATTAACGGACAGACTCCATCATCAGGAAGAAAAGCTTGGGCGAACTTGGATTTATCGCCCGTAAGCGTTGCCCCAAAAATCAAGACTAAAATAAATGAGCACAGCCGGTCTATGTATTACGAAATGGCTGTTCGTGCTATTGATTCATTCTCGATCAAAACTGAGGAATCAGAAAAATATAAACTTTGGTTTTATAAAGAAAATCAGAAATGGGTTGATTCCCAAATGGCAGCAGCAGGTATAGGTGTATCCGAACCTGACTTCATGCCCCGCAATCTTGACGAATTAGAACTTTATGCCGCTAATGGTGGTATCAGGGTGCCGTATTCGATTGCGATGGAAGATTTGATTAAGCACACCTTTGAAATTTCTGATTGGGATAAAGAGGTTGCAGAAAAGGTTAAGGATGATCTTTTGACTAATGGTTATGCAATTATCAGGGAGAGATTCGACAGAGAGATTAACCGTGTTGTTGTTGAGTATAAGGACATCGCACATTCGGGGATGCAGTTTTCTTCAAGGAAATCATTTAAGAACTCGGAATTTGGGTACGACAATGATTTGATCGAGATATCTGTTATCCGGCAACGATTGGGTTTATCATGGGAAGACGCATCAGCATTGGCAAGGTCTTATGCTGGGCAATACGGAAACCCTACCCAGGATAGATGGGAAAACTACAATAAACAAGTTGGAGAGGGATCATCATCTTATGCAAGTTTTGACGCCTTTAAGATACCGGTATTCAGCACAGAATGGATTGATATTGACAATGAGCAATACCTGAGATTTACTGATCAGTTCGGAAGAAGAAGAGAAAAAGAATATCGCGGAGAAGTACATGATGACGAAACATTAATGGATAATCAGATCAGGTACGTCCGTAAATGTTCGTGGGTAGTCGGTACTGATTATGTATTTGATTGGGGTAAAAGTGAATATATCGCCAAGGATAAATTTGGAATGCCAAGGTTGAGTTATCGCGGTGTTATGCTGGCAACTACGCCGATTATTGTACAGATTAAGCCGTTCTTGAAAGGATTTCAATTGGCATGGATTAAGGCACAACATGCAATCGCACAGGCAATAGCCAATGGATTTGCTGTTGATGTGGGTGCATTGAAAGAAATATCCATCGGTAAGGATAAAAGTTGGGATGCGCTTGAAGTGTTAAAATTCTACAAACAGAGTTCATTTCTGTTATACAAGAAAAACAATTCACTATCAGGCTTTGGGAG